GCAGGAACTCCATCTGTTGGCGAAGAAATGACTCAAGAACAATCTTCAACAACTTTTGCGAGGGGTTATGTTGCATCTTACGATTCAACGACAAAAGTTTTGAAATATTATAGAGACAGATCTCTAAATTTCAGCAATTCATATGATCAAAATGATGCCAATGATGTTCAACTGAAATCAAAGGTAATTGATTTTAGTTCAACATTTTCAGTACAATTCTCAGTTTCACCTAGTGCCAATATTAATTCTTCATTTAATGGAAGTAGTGCTGCAGGAGTTGATTTGGGAATAACCTTTACATCAGGTCTTGCCTATCCAGAGATAAATAAAAAGACGGGTGATGTTATTTACATTGATAATAGACCTATTGTAGAAAGAAACATCAGACAAAAAGAAGACATTAAAATCATTCTGGAATTTTAAAAAAGATGGCACAAAAAACAAATTTAAACGTCAATCCATATTTTGATGATTTTGATTCACAAAAAAATTTTTACAAGGTCTTATTCAAACCAGGTTTTCCAGTTCAAGCTAGAGAACTGACGACTTTACAATCGATTATACAAAATCAAGTCCAGTCATTTGGAAGTTATATTTTTAAAGATGGAACGGTAGTTAGTCCAGGAAATATTACTTATGATGGACAATTTTATGCAGTAAAGTTAAATTCTTCCAATTTTGGCATAGAAATATCATTATACATTGAAAATTTTATAGGTAAAAAAATAACAGGACAAACTTCAGGATCAACTGCAACTATTGATTATGTTGCTTTTCCTGAGGATTCTTCGGAAGTTGAGGATGTAACAATTTATGTAAAATATAAAGATTCTAATAATAATTTCAACTTTGATGTGTTCGAAGATGGAGAAACATTAATTTGCGATGAGAATGTTGTATATGGAAATACAACAATTACTGCAGGAACGCCATTTGCATCACTAATACAATCAAATGCAACTTCCATTGGATCTGCAGCATCTATTGGCGAAGGGATTTACTTTGTTAGGGGATTTTTTGCAGAAGTTTCTAAACAAACATTAATTTTAGATTACTATACTAATACTCCATCATATAGAGTTGGATTAAAAGTTGAAGAATTAATTATAAACGCAAAGGACGATTCTTCATTATATGATAATGCTAAAGGATTTTCTAATTATGCTGCTCCCGGAGCAGATAGATTAAAAATAAATCTTACTTTAACAAAAAAATTAATTTCAGACACCAATGATACTGATTTTATAGAACTTCTCAGAGTATCAGATGGTAAAATTAAAAGGATAGAATCCAAATCAGAACTTTCCAGACTCGGTGATTATTTTGCAGAAAGAACTTATGAAGAATCTGGACATTATGCATTAGAAAATTTTGATGTTTCACTTCATAATTCTTTAAATGATAAACTTGGTAATGATGGATTATTTTTTGATACACAATTCACCGATCAACAAAATGACCCATCTGATAATTTAATGTGTGTAAAAGTTTCTCCTGGAGAAGCATACGTTGGTGGTTATAACATAGAAAAAACCGTAGGAACAATATTAGACGTAGAAAAACCAAGAGATACTGAAACTATACCTACTGCGAACGTTCCTTTTGAGATGGGAAACCGTCTAATAGTAAATAATGTAACTGGAACCCCAAAGCAAAAGGAAGCAGTAGATCTTTATAATCAATTTGCTGGAGCAGGAACTAAAATTGGTGATGCGAGAGTTTATACATTCAATTTATCAGGAACCGCTTATTCTGGAGATTCTACAAATTGGGATTTATATCTCTATGATGTTCAAACATATACTACATTAACATTAAACACTCCCGTATCTGGTTTAAGTTTAGCAACCTCATCTTACATAAAAGGAAAAAATAGTGGTGCTAGTGGATATGCGGTGAGTGCTGGAAGTGGTAATTCTGTAAGTATTAGACAGACTTCTGGAAATTTCTCTGTAGGTGAGCAACTTATTGTTAATGGCATTGAAGTTTCTGCTACTGCAACTTCCATAACAGTATATGGAACCAGAGACATTAAATCGGCAAAACAAGTATCTCCATTTGGACAATCGGATTTTGTGGCAGATTCATTTTTGAATAGACTTAGTTTACCGAATGGTATAGTTGGTGGAACAATTAGTGGAGGGAATACTTTAGAAAGTCCAGGAAAGTCTTTTGTTGGTGTAAAAGTTAATGATATTATTAGATATCAAACTGGGACTGGAGATGAAACTTTCAATAGAGTAACAGCGGTAAATACAACATCATTAACAATAACATCATTGACAGATGTTCCTGGTGTTTATCAAGGTACAGTTGCTAATGGTACATATTCATCAATTCAATTGGGAGTACCAATTTTAAGAAATCAAGAAAAAGGATATCTTTATGCAGAACTTCCAGATTCTAATATTGAATCAGTAAATCTTTCTGGTTCTACTTTGGAAATATCAGAACACTCCAGTCTTGTAGACACTTCATCTGGATCCGTCACCGTAACATTATCAGAAATTTCTGGAATAACAAGTGCTTTCTTTAAAGGTTTTGATGAAGAAAGATATTCCGTACATTACTCCAATGGTGGAATTGGGACAGTAACATCAGATTCTTTCAGTCTTTCCAATAACCAAGTTACAATAAAAGGTCTTGCTGGTGGAACTACTAATTCTATTGTAAATACCACTTTGATTAAAAACGGAATTCAAAGTAAGGTAAAAGAATATACTAGAAGTTCGACATTAGATGTCATTTATTCTAAGTATGAGCAATCCGGTTCTAATGCTAATAATTCCATTAACGACGGATTAACATATAATGCTAATTATGGTCTTAGAGTTCAAGATGAAGAAATTTGTTTAACATGGCCAGATGTAGTTAAAGTAATTGCAATTTATGAATCAACCACTGCTTCAGCACCAGTTTTAGATAAACTTCAGTTTGCTGATTCATCTATTGTATCAAATTCAATTATAGGTGAAAATATTCTTAGTTCTTCTAATAATACTGTTGCCAGAGTAGTATCAAAACCAACAGCCTTTACGTTAGAAGTTGTTTTCTTAAATTCTAGTAGATTTATTACAGGTCAATTAGTAGAATTTGAAGAAAGCAATTTGTCTGCAAATATTCAATCAATCACACCTGGAAATTATAAAGATATAACAGGAACTTTCTCTCTGGACAAGGGGCAAAAAGATCAATATTATGACTATTCAAAAATAGTGAGAAATTTAAATACTCCAATCCCATCAAAGAGACTAAAAATTGTATTTGATCATTATACAGTTCCATCTTCTGATAATGGTGATGTTTACACTGTTCTCAGTTATGATAAAAATAGATTTGCTCAAGATATACCACAAATTGGTCCAAGAAAAATAAGAGCATCCGACACTCTAGATTTTAGACCAAGAGTTTCTCAATTTACTGTTACAAATAAATCACCATTTGATTTTGATTCAAGATCCTTTGGAACTTTGCCAAAATTAATTTTAAAACCAAAGGAAGAATCTTTAATAGGATATACTTATTACTTGCCAAGAATAGATAAAATTTTATTGGATGCATTTGGCAATTTTGTTATACAAAAAGGTATATCGGAAAGAAGACCAAAAGAACCTACAAATTTGAATCCAAATCAGTTGATGGATTTGGCCACTATTACTTTACCAGCATATCTCTATAATCCAAATGATGCAGTTGTAAAATTAGTTGACAATAGAAGATATACTATGAGGGATATTGGAAAACTTGAAGATAGGATTGAAACTCTAGAAAGAATAACTTCACTCTCATTATTAGAACTTAACACATCAACTTTGCAAGTTCAAGATGTTGAAGGAAACGATAGATTTAAAACAGGATTTTTTGCAGATGACTTTAAAGATAATTCTTTCATCAATATAGACGTATCATCAATTCAAGTGGATGAGGAGAATAGCGAATTACAATCAATTACTAGTAGAAATACATTAAAGAGTAAAATTGCTCCTTCAGAAATAATTAGTGATCAAAATTTAGATTTTTCTGATAATTTTGAACTTTTGGATTCAAATGTTCAAAAAACTGGAAGTGCAATCACATTAAAATATGATAGTGTTGGGTGGATTCAACAGCCACTAGCAACAAAAGTGGAAAATGTAAATCCTTTCCATGTTATTTCATATAATGGATTTGTGAAGTTATCTCCATCCAGTGATAGTTGGTTAAGAACAATTAGAAGAGATGCAACTTTCTCTGCAGAAACTAGGCGAGTAGCCAATGCAAGTCTCCAGGGTCAAACAAGAGTTACAGTTACTTCTCGTGATGTTATTCTCTCTTCTGGAAGAGAATCTTATATGCGTTCCAGAAATACACAATTTTTTGCCAATAATTTAAAACCCCTTACAAGATTTTATCAGTTTTTTGATGGAAATGGTAGTGTAGATTTTGTACCCAAACTTATTGAAATTGCAACAGATGATACACTTGCAACATATGGATCTACTGGATCATTTGTAGTTGGTGAAACTGTAATTGGATATGGTTCTAATGGTCTTCCAACAATTAGATTTAGAACTGCAACAGGAAATCATAAGACCGGATCACATAAAGTTCCAAAAACAACATTCAACATTAACCCATATGTTAAATCAGAAAATTTATCTTCTACTTACAGTCAATCTTCAAAAGTAATAAATGTTGATACACTTGCACTTGCTGAGGAAGCACAAGGAAGGTATTATGGATGGGTTGATGTTGGAACTAAGTTAGTTGGACAAACAAGTGGAGCAGTTGCTTATGTAAAAGATCTTCGTCTTATAAGTGATAATTATGGAGATTTGCTTGGGACTTTCTTCCTTAAAGATCCAAATACAATACCAGCACCTAGTGTAAGGATTACAACAGGAACCAAAACTTATAAACTTACAAACAGTTCCACAAATGCTGCACCTCTTCCAGGAAGTAAATTACAATCAACGGCAGAAGTTTCGTATAGATCAACTGGAAGATTTGAGGTGCGTCAGCGTCAAACAACAAGAGTTACTACAAACTTCTATGATCCTTTAGCACAATCATTCAGTGTAGGTGGTAATATAGAAGCACCAGATGCTAATGGTTCCAACGATGATGAAAATGGAGTATTTTTAACTGCCGTAGATCTATTTTTTGCAACAAAACCTTCAGGAAATGATCCAGTAAGAATTGAAATTAGAACGGTAGAATTGGGAACTCCAACTAGAACGATAATTGGAAATCCAGTAACACTGAATCCATCTCAAGTAAATACCTCAACAACAGGAGAAGTAGCAACAACAGTTACTTTTGATTATCCAATATATCTTGCTCCTGGAGAAGAATATGCTGTTGTTGCTGTTGCAGAAACAACAGATGAATATGAATTGTGGATTGCTGAAATGGGTGAAAAAACTGTAAATACACAATCTTTGCCAAATTCAGAGTCTGTAATTTATTCTAAACAATTTGCCCTTGGAAGTCTGTTTAAATCTCAAAATGGTTCAATATGGACTGCAAATCAATATCAGGATTTGAAATTTAAGTTATATAAAGCAAAATTTACTTCAAATTCTGGCACAGCATTTTTCTACAATCCAACTCTAGATGAGAGTAATGGTTACGTTGAAACACTTGGGAATAATCCATTAACAACTTTGCCAAAGACTTTGACACTTGGAATAACAACAATAACAAATTCCATTGCTACTTCAGAATTAACAATTGGAAGAAAAATTTCAGGATCTAATGGATATGGTTATATTGTAGAAACAGGAAGTTCTGTAGTTCAATTGAACATTACTACGAATGGTACAAATTATCCCGATGGAACCATTTCTGATTTAGAAACAACCACTATCGTTGGAAACGGTTCTGGACTGAGATTGAGTCTAAATGTATCTAGTGGAGCAGTTACTGGAATCGCAGCAACAACTTCAGTTGGAAATGGATATCAAGTCGGTGATGTTGTAGGCGTAGTTACTACTTTAGGAAGAGATGCTACATTTACAATTGCTTCTATTTCTGGATTAGATACTCTGTATCTTTCTGGAGTTCAAGGAGAAAAAGGAGCATCCAAAACATTCCAAGTTGGTGCTGCTTTAAGTTACTATAATGATAGTGGAAGTATCGTTTCACTGGCATCTACAACTATCACTGATAGAACGGTAGAAGGCACAGGACTTAATTCTGGAACTTATATTGGTGTGAATCATTTTGATCATGGAATGTATTCTGGACTGGATAGTGTAGTAATTAACAATATTGAACCAAATACTGCTCCCACAACTTTGGATGTTGCACTATCTATTGATGAAACATCAACTATAAGTGTTGCAAGCACTACTGGGTTTGAAACATTCGAAGGTCAAAGAGTTTCTGGATCTTATCCTGGATATGTTTTGATAGGTGATGAAATTATTGAATATAATTCTGTTGGATCTGGAACTCTTAGTATATCTGGTTCTGGAAGATCTAAAGACTCTACAAAATCACAACCACACGCAGTTAATAGTAGAGTATATAAGTATGAATTGAATGGTGTTTCCTTAAGAAGAATAAATGGTGTGGAACACACTGTCAGTACGTTACAAAACACTATAGATGGATATAATATAGAAATTGATATGTCTAAAAATGGTTTGGATAGATCGAGTGATGGTGCAACTCCAGGAACAACAAAATTAGCATTTAATGACTTGCAATTCCTAGGAGGATTAAACTGTACCGCTTCAGAAAATATTCAATTTAATGAAATAATTCCATATTATGATGTTCTTACACCTAGTTCTTTGACAAATGTTAGTGCATCAGTAAGAACTGTGACTGGTAGAAGTGTTAATGGCAGTGAAACACCATTTATAGATAATGGATTTGAAACTGTACAATTGAATGAAGTTAACAGATTAAATTCTGTGAGAATGGTTGCTTCTAGTGTAAATGAAACTAACAAACTCTCATCTCTACCAAGAAACAAGTCCCTTACAACAGGAGTTGTACTGAATACTTCTGATGAAAATCTATCGCCAATAATTTATACTGATGCTTGTACAACGGAGTTTAGATTGAGTAGACTGAATAGTCCAATATCAGATTATTCAACAGATAATCGTGTAAATTCCTTAGATTTTGATCCACATTCAGCAGTTTATGTTTCAAACACCATAAACTTAACTCAAGCAGCAACATCACTTAAAGTAATACTCGCAGCCTATAGACATGAAAGTGCAGATTTTAGAGTTCTCTATAGTTTAATTAGATCTGATTCTGGAGAAATACAACAAGAGTTTGAATTATTCCCAGGATATAATAATCTCAAACTTACTACTAATGGTTTAGAGATTATTGACGTAGCAAATAATGATGGCAGACCGGATGTCTTTATACCTGCAAGTTTGGATAATCAATTCTTAGAATATGAATATACTGTAGATAATTTAGATCTATTTACTGGTTTTAGAATAAAAATTGTAATGTCGGGAACTAATCAAGCATACCCACCAAGAATTAAAGATCTAAGAGCTATTGCACTTGCATGATAAGAGTAGAAGGACAAAAAAATCTCTATAGAGATGAGAAAAGTGGTGCCATAATTAATTGTGACACCACTGCCTATAATAATTACTTGAATATAAAAAATCAAAAAGAACTACAAAAATCCGAAATAGAACAGATGAAGAATGATATTGAAGAAATAAAATCACTCCTGAAAAAATTTCTAGAAAAAAATTAATTTTCTATATCTGTCTTCATATAAATATCTATAGAAAACTCATATGCTCATCTGAATAATGGCAGTATTTGTATCTAATATAATAATTGAGCAAGGTTTTGATTTTGAAACTACTTTTGAATTGGCAGATACTTCTTCGGGAGATTTGTTAAATCTAACAGGATATAGCATAGAAAGTCAACTTAGAAAAACCTATACTAGTTCTACGTCAGTATCATTTGCTTCTACTGTAGTTTTACCAGAAAATACTGGAATGGTTAGAATTTCATTGGGATCTACTGAAACAATATCATTAAAACCAGGAAGATATGTTTATGATGTACAATTGATTAATAATTCTGGTGTAAAATCAAAAGCTGTAGAAGGTGCTGCACTGGTTAGAGCAGGAGTCACCAGATAATGGCAACTATAAAAGCAAGGGTTGGATCGCAGAATGCAATTCGTGTATTATCTAATGCAACGTCTCCTCCCGCAAAATTAATAAATCTTGATGATGTTGATTCGACTTTCCAATCAGATGGATTAATATTAGTTTGGGATTTACCATCTAGACAATTTTTGATGACGAGTGTAATCGACTCATCATCAACTACAATAGAAGGTATTGCGTATTTTGAAAATACTGAAAATTCCTACTCACAAACAACTGGAGCAGTAATTGTTAGTGGTGGAGTTGGAATATCCAAAAATTTAAATGTTGGTTTGGGACTTACAGTAATAGGAGTATCTGTATTCAAATCTAATGTAGATATTGATGCTTCTCTTGACGTTTTAAACAGTTTAGTAGTAGGTGGTTCTACTGGACTCAATAGTGTTACTGTAAGTGGTCCAGTTACGATAGGTGATGATGTTGTCGTAAATGCCGATGTATCTATAGATGGAACTATATTTACAACTGATGGTTTATATTATGAAGTTGGCGATGTAAATGATCCTAATGGAATTGCATATTTTGATACTGCGGGCAAATTAATTACATCACCAAATACAGATAGTGCGGTTTCTTCTAGCAACTATATATTAACAACGGATAGTGTAACAACTTTACCAACTTGGACTACAACTATTGATGGGGGAGAATTCTAATGTCCAAACCAAGCACAAGACAAGAATTGGTTGATTACTGTCTTCGTAGATTGGGGGCTCCTGTATTAGAAATCAATGTTGATGACGAACAGATTGATGATCTGGTAGATGATACCCTTCAATATTTTAATGAACGTCATTATGATGGTGTTGAAAAAATGTATCTCAAATACAAAATAACTGAAGATGATGTTTCTAGGGGACGTGCAAAAGGAACAGACGGAGTTGGAATTGTAACTACAACAGCAACATCTACGGGAATTGCTGCAACTACGTTCAATTTTTACGAAACATCAAATTTTATACAGGTTCCAGATTCAGTAATAGGAATAGAAAAAATATTCAAATTTGATACTAGTTCAATTTCTGGTGGAATGTTTAGTATTAAATACCAATTATTTTTAAACGACTTATATTATTTCAACTCAGTTGAACTACTTCAATATGCAATGACCAAATCTTATTTAGAAGATATTGATTTTCTTTTAACAACCGATAAGCAAGTAAGATTTAACAAAAGACAAGATAGACTATATCTTGATATAGATTGGGGTTCACAAACTGCTGGAGATTTTATGGTTATAGAGTGCTACAGAGCACTAGATCCAGAGTCATTTAGTCAAGTTTATAATGATAGTTTTGTTAAAAAATACTTAACGTCTCTCATTAAAAGACAGTGGGGTCAAAATTTAATTAAATTTAATGGAGTTAAATTGCCGGGCGGAATTGAATTAAATGGAAGGCAATTGTATGAAGACGCCGAAAGAGAACTTGACGATATTAAACAAAGAATGACTATGGAATATGAACTTCCGCCATTAGATTTTATTGGATAGTTATGACACTCAATCCTTTCTTCCTTCAGGGTTCTGCTAGAGAGCAGTTTTTAATTCAAGATTTAATAAATGAACAATTAAAAATTTATGGAATTGATGTATACTATCTTCCTAGAAAATTTTTAAAAACTGATGATATTTTGAGAGAAGTTCAGTCCTCCAAATTTGATGATAGTTTTATTATTGAAGCATATCTAGACAATTACGAAGGATATGCTCCAGGAAGTGATTTGATGACAAAGTTTGGATTGAGACTCAAGAATGAAATTAATTTGGTAATATCACAAGAAAGATTTCAAGAATTTATATCTCCATTTTTATATGCTATACAAGAAGGAGTTGAAGATGGTTTAATCACAGATTATGACATAAATTTACCATCAAGACCAAGAGAGGGTGATTTGATATATTTTCCACTCGGAGAAAGATTGTTTGAAATTAAAAGAGTAGAAGCAGAAAAACCTTTTTACCAATTGGGTAAAACCTATGTCTATGAATTGCTTTGTGAATTATATGAATATGAAAACGAAGACATAGATACTTCCATAGAAGAAATTGACAATACCGTTAAAGATGAAGGTTATATAACAACATTAAGACTTGAAAATCTTGCGATTTCAGCAACTGCTACAGCAACTCTTGGTGTTGATGGAATGATTGGTAGAATTGTTTTAAATGAGGATGGTTATAACTATAGCACTACACCAACAGTATCTATATCAGCATCCCCAACAGGAAATCCTATCGATAATGCAACGGCCGTTGCTATAACAACTTCTATTGGTAATGTTCAATCTGTAAAAGAAATAAGAATAACCAATGCAGGTTTTGGTTACAGTTCTTTAAATCCACCAGAAGTAACAATATCTGGCGGAAGTGGTGTTGGAGCAGCCGCAACAGCTATCGTTGTCAATGATGGTGTTAGGTTATTGTCAATTTCAACTGCTGGACTTGGATATTACACAACTCCAACTGTAATCATTGATCCACCAATAGGAAATGGAGCATCTGGAATTGCTAGTGTTTCTTCTGCAGGAATTATCACTTCTGTAAGTTTAACTTCTGGTGGCGAGTATTATTCACAAATAACACCACCTTCAGTAACATTCTCAGATCCTCCAATATCACCAATAGTAAAATTTGGAAATAATTCTCTAGAGCATACTGCAATAACAGATGTTAGTGATATAGGTTTTATACAAAATTTTATAGATACATCTACTACAGGAATTTCGATAAGGTTCTGGATTTATCCATCAGAATTTGGAACAACATCCAGAAGTATTCTTCATACAGAAAACAATAAAGTATCCGTAACAGTTGCTGGGGAAATTATTTACAATTCAACAACATCTCCCACTATTACAGGAGGGCAACTAGTTGAAGACCAATGGAATTATGTTCAAATTGATACATATCAAGAAGATATTCGTATCAGTATAAATGGTGTTCTAGGAACATTATTTAATGGTGTTATGTCTACAACTCAAATATTTGAAGAAGGTGAGATACTTAAAGTTGGTGCTGCGACTGCTGCAGAATCTGTTGCAGATTCTTCATTAGATAGTTTCGTTGGTTATATTGATGATATTAGTATAACTGAAATATCTTCCATACCAGTTAGTGTTGGTATAGCGACTGTATCATTTGTTGATGCAATTCCAACTCTTGGAGACGTTTTTAAAAATACTTTGGATAGTTCAACAGCAACGGGAATAACAACAGTATCTTCTGAAGGAATTGTAACCCAAATTGTTTTAACTAATGTTGGATCTGGTTATTATAGAACTAATCCTACTGTAAGTATAGCAAATACTTCTGGAAATAAAGATTATAACAAGTTTTACATAAAAGGAGCGACTGCAGAAGCAGTCATCAGTAATGGTTCGATAAGTTCTTTACAAATAGTTAATGCTGGTTATGGATACACGACAGCACCAAACGTAACCATATCTGGAGTATCAACAACTGGATTTGGAACTTATATTAAGAGTGAAACAATAACTGGATCACTTTCTGGCACCACTGCAGAAATTAAAGATATAAGTATAAGGAGAGATATCAATGCTGATAATCCTCCCATAGATCTGTTTGTTGGATCTAATGATGGACAATTCTCAGCTGGAGAAGTTATTACAGGATCAGAATCTTCTGCTGCATATATACTTAAATCATATGATAATAATAGTTATGAAGAATCTTATGATATTAATGAAGAAATCGAAACCGAAGCAGATGGTATTTTAGATTTCACAGAGAGTAATCCCTTCGGAGAATATTAATGTTAGGAACTTATTTTTATCACGAAATTATAAGAAAAACAATCGTTAGTTTCGGAACACTTTTTAATAATATTTACATTAGACATGAAGATAAAAATAATAATGTAGTTGATGAAACTAAGGTTGGATTATCGTATGGTCCAATGCAAAAGTTCCTTGCAAAAATTGAACAGCAAGCAGATCTAAAGAAACCGATTGCTATTACATTACCAAGAATGTCTTTTGAAATGGTTTCTTTACAATATGACCCAACAAGGAAAACAAGTGTAACACAAACCTTTAGAGCCTGTGACGAATCTGGTAGTATAAAAAAAGTTTATATGCCAGTTCCCTATAACATTGGTTTTGAATTGAGCATCTATTCAAAATTAAGTGATGATGCTCTACAAATTGTTGAGCAAATACTTCCATTTTTTCAACCATCATTCAATCTGACTTTGGATTTAATTGATTCGATTGGCGAAAAGAAAGATATTCCAATTGTTCTTGACAGTATTGATATGCAAGATGATTATGAGGGGGATTTTAGTGTAAGAAGAGCACTTATTTACACTTTAAGATTTACTGCAAAATCATATATGTATGGTCCTATTGCAGAATCTACAGATGGTCTTATTCGTAAGGTTCAGGTTGATATGTATACTGGCACAAATACTCAGACTGCTAAACGTGAGGTAAGATATACTGCAACTCCAGATCCGATTGATGCTGAACCGGGAGATGATTTTGGTTTTAGTGAAGTGTGGGAATATTTTTCAGACTCCAGAACTTATAGTCCAACTCAACAAACTGATATTTAAAAATTATGTCTGATAATTATGATTCTATCGACGAAGCTCTGAACGTTGAGAGTAAGATCGTAAAAGCAGAAAAAATTTCATCAGAAATTCAAAGCATAAAACCAAAAGGTCCTGACATCGAAAAGGACTATGAATATACTCGTGCCAACTTGTATTCCTTGATTGAAAAGGGACAAGAGGCAATCAATGGAATCATGGAACTTGCCGGTGAGGGTGGTAGTCCAAGAGCATATGAAGTTGCTGGACAGTTGATTAAAAGTGTTGCCGATACAACGGACAAATTAATTGATCTTCAGAAGAAACTTAAGGACGTTGAAGATGAATCTGCGAAAACAACGAACAATGTTACAAATAATAATGCAGTATTTGTTGGTTCAACATCAGACCTTCAGAAGATGTTAAAGCAAGGTTTTCTAAATAGTAAAGAATAAACTATTAGTAGATAGATGTCCAAAGAATATTGCTATTCTAATTGGAGAGATGAATTCAATCCTGCAGAATATGAATTTGTCGATCTTGTAAAACCAGATCCAATTAAAAGATTGGATGAGGGTAAAAAGAAAGGTCTTTGGGCAAATATTCACGCTAAAAGAAAGCGTGGAGAAAAACCCGCTAAACCTGGTGAGAAAGGATATCCAGAAACTCTCGATATTGAAGAGGGATTAAAGCAGGCACGTAAAAATGTTGGTGCCAAAAAGTGTTGGACTGGATATAAAGCAAAAGGAACTAAAATTAAGAACGGTGAAGAAGTCCCCGATTGCCAAAAAGAAGGAAAGCACACGCCAACTAAATCAGATTTGGAAGCAAATATTGGCGGTGGAAATCTCAAAAAACTTTCAACAAAAGCAGCAAAAAGAATTGATTATGATGTTGATGGTGATGTAGATCCTAATGATAAGGTTGAAAAGAAGACTGGAGAATATGGCGAAGAACTTCCAACTCCATTCGGCAAGTTTAGAACTGGAGCAGCAAAACCAGCAAAAGTGAAGAAAGAAGAATTCTCTAACTGGAGAATGGATTTGGATGAAGGAGTAATGCCTGCTGCAATTGATCCTAAGGCTCATAGAGAGGGACAACGCGCAAAAAAGATTAGAACTCTCTCACAAAAGGGTGCAACTGAGGGTGAGAGAGCTGCTGCAGAAAAAAAGACTAAGGGACCAAAGATGTTTGGTGAAGATTGGCAAAAAGTGAATAAGTCCGATAAAACTGATGGTATGAGTCCCGCAGCAGTTAAGGCATATCGCCGTGAGAACCCAGGTTCCAAACTTAAGACTGCTGTAACTGGTGATCCAAAACCAGGCAGTAAGGATGCTAAGCGCAGAAAGTCCTTCTGCTCACGCTCTAAGGGGCAGCAAGATATGCATAACATTGATTGCTCAAAAGATCCTGATAAGGCAATTTGTAAAGCACGTCGCCGCTGGAAATGCTAATGAAAAGTTTTCAAGAATTTTTAACAGAAAGTATCACTATCAATGGTGATTTTAATGGCACCTTAAATGTGGGTGCTTCTCAACCAGAACAGACACGAGAGTCTTTCTTTGCTGATGTTATGTGGGAAGGCAAACTTTATCGCCTAGAAGTAGAAGGTGCAATGCTTTCCAAAAATGAACTCGCAGAACAAATTCAAGGAGAGTATCCTGGAGCGATTGTTCATCAGATCTATCCTGGTCAGGCAAATACTTCTAGAATCAAAAACGCACAGAGATATCAACCAGAAAGATTATCGTGGAGTGATTAATGGCTCAGTGGAATAAAAATACACAAGACTTTCTAAACCAAGAAAGAACACTTTTTGAAGTTCCTTTGATAGCAACAAGGGATGGGAATGTTGTTGATAATCTCAATAGATTTCCTGTAAGTGTAAATCCAGATGCTTTTGGGAGAACTAGAATATCTCAACCTTTTACCTTATTTGATAGTTCTCACCGATATAGAGACAATAATCTTTGGGATAGTTTGATTGTAGGCACTGGTTCTACAGTTGGATTTGTAACTGCTCAAGGATTAGTCAATATTGGTATTGGAACTACTGCTGGTTGTTCTGTAATTAGAGAGACCACAAAGGTATTCTCATATCAACCAGGCAAATCCTTACTTACTTTAAATACATTTGTCCCAGAGCCACCAAAAGAAAATCTAAGACAAAGAATTGGATATTTTGGTGCTGATAATGGAATGTATTTTGAGATTGATGGAACAACAGCATATTTTGTTGAGAGAAGTTTATCTACTGGTACTGAAACAAGAGTAGCACAAGAAAATTGGAATGTTGATAAGTTAGATGGTACTGGAGTTTCTGGAATTACTTTAGATAAATCCAAAGCACAAATTCTTTGGATGGATATTGAGTGGTTAGGACTTGGTACAGTCAGAATGGGATTTGTGATAAACGGACAGTTTATCCACTGCCATTCATTCCACCACGCAAACTTAATTGAATCAACTTATATTACAACAGCATCACTTCCTCTAAGATATGAGATTGCCAATACAGGTATTACCACAAGTAGCAGCACTCTCAAACAAGTTTGTTCTACTGTAATTTCTGAAGGTGGATACGAACTTAGTGGATTACAACAAGCTGTAGGAACACCAATTACATCACCATATAGTATGTCCGTTGCTGGAACTTTTTATCCAATAATTAGTCTTAGATTAAAATCATCTCCAGATCGTTTAGATGCTATTGTAATCATGACTGCTCTTTCTTTGATGGGTGTTAATAATGGAATTAATTACAATTGGCAGGTAAGAGCATCAGGAACTACTACTGGGGGA